TGAGTGGCTTCTGGTGCCGTGTTACCGCTACCAATTAAGCAGTTAGCAAAAATATCATCACCATGGCCACCACCAAAAAAATCTAAGCCTGTGTTAAGAAACATGTTCTTTTGGTAGCCAGTATCTTGGACGGTTGAGCCGTCCTTCTTTTTGACAACGCAACGCAGCTCGCCTGCAAAACCTGTTTTCATTACTTAATCCTCTGTGTTGTAAAGATATTTAGTGGTTTAATAATTGGGGTGTAGCCGTCCTGGGAAACCTCTATATCCACTTGCTCAAAATTAACCTTGGCTGCATCCAAGGCTTCAACTCCAACTAAATAGCCGCTATTTGCATCATAATTGCCAGCAAGGTAGCTAACATATTCGATATTTAACTGCTCTAAATTAGCGAGATAACCATCATTTAATGTTGCGTATTGGCCTTTGTCTGTTAAGTGAGCACTCAACGCCTCAATGGC